CTTGCACATTATCTTGCTAAACTTGGATTTAAGTATGACTCACAGGAGGCATGGGATGCTGTTCATGGACTTTCTGAATCATTCCAATATTATCTCTTAAAAGCATCTAATGAAGTTGCTAAGGAGAAAGGTCATTGTGAAAACTTTGGACGTACTAAGTATGCAGATGGAATCCTCCCAATAGATACATATAAGAAAGACGTAGACGAGATTTGTTCTCAACCACTAGCACATGACTGGGAATCTCTTAGAGCATCTATCTTGGAACACGGTCTCAGGCACTCAACATTGTCTGCACAAATGCCATCGGAGAGCAGTTCCGTTGTGTGCAATGCCACAAATGGAATCGAACCACCTAGAGATTATTTGTCCATTAAGAAATCAAAGAAAGGGCCTCTTAAACAGGTTGTTCCATCTTATGGGACTTTAAAGAATAACTATACTTTACTATGGGATATGGAATCTAATGAAGGATATATCAATATAGTTGCAGTGATGCAAAAGTTCTTTGATCAGGCAATTAGTGGTAACTGGAGTTATAATCCAGAGAAGTTTGATGATAATGAAGTTCCTGTGAGTGTGATGGCAAATGATCTTCTAACAACATATAAGTATGGGTGGAAGACTTCCTACTATCAGAATACTCATGATATGAAAACAGATGAAGTGGATGATGATAAAACAAAGCTTGACAATTTGCTTGCTGAGTTAGATAATGCTAATGAAGAGGAGTGTGAATCCTGTGCCATCTGATCTAAAAGGAATGACCGTCTTTAATACAGAAGACGTTAATACTAAGAAGCAACCAATGTTTTTTGGTAAACCTTTAGGTGTTCAACGTTATGATAATTTTAAGTATCCCCAGTTTGAGAACCTAACAAAACAACAATTAGGATATTTTTGGAGACCAGAAGAAGTATCATTACAGAAAGATCGTGGAGACTATCAAACATTACGTCCAGAACAAAAGCACATCTATACGAGCAATCTTAAATACCAGATCATGCTCGATAGTGTACAAGGCCGTGCTCCTGGTATGGCTTTCCTACCTTACTGTTCTCTACCTGAGTTAGAGGCATGTATGGAGGTATGGTCTTTTATGGAGATGATTCATAGTAGATCATACACATATGTAATTAAGAATGTATATGCTGATCCATCAGAAGTATTTGATACTATTATTAAAGATGATAGAATATTAAGTCGTGCTGCTAGTGTAACTGAATCTTATGATACTTTTATCAATTATGCACAGGAGTATGGTCAGAGTAGTGCTTGGAAATCTGAGATGAGGAATCATCCTAATTCTGAGTGGACACTTAAAGATTTAAAAAGACATCTCTATCGGGCAGTTGCCAATGTTAACATTCTTGAAGGTATTCGCTTTTATGTCAGTTTTGCTTGTAGTTTTGCTTTTGGTGAACTTAAGCTTATGGAAGGTTCAGCTAAAATCATATCTCTAATTGCTAGAGATGAGAATCAACACCTTGCATTAACTCAGAATATTATAAACAATTGGAGAAAGGGTGATGATCCAGATATGGTTGAGATAATAAAAGAGGAAGAAGAGTGGACATATAAGATGTTTGATAAGTGTGTGAATGAAGAAAAAGCATGGGCAGATTATTTGTTTAAAGACGGAAGTATGATAGGATTGAATGATAAATTATTACAGCAGTATGTTGAATGGATTGCTAATCGTAGATTGAGATCTATTGGTTTGAAACCTCAGTATGATATCCCTGCAAAGAATAATCCATTACCTTGGACAGAGCATTGGATTAGTTCTAAGGGATTGCAAGTAGCACCACAAGAGACGGAGGTAGAGTCTTATGTCGTCGGAGGAATCAAACAAGATGTCAAAAAAGATACCTTCTCAGGATTCAAACTCTGAAGAAATAGAGTGGGATTATGAGGAGATGAAGAAATCTATTTTGGATTCTGCTGTTGAGTATGATAAATTAGTAGGTGGATGATGAGAGAAAATCCCCCCTTCCCTACGTATCCTGAATACATGAACGGCAGACTTAAAAAGATAGACATGACTGCACGACTTGAACAAATTAAAGCAGGTCTTGCAAGTAAGAGTTGGTATCCTGAATGGGATGCTCGTCAAAGAGGAGCAGCCCAACGCATTCTAAATAATGCATTGGATGTCCTTGATGAGTATGACTATTGACTATGAAAATCCCTGGATATATAAAGGTACAAATTTCACTTCTGAGCATATTGATGATTTCTTCGGTTTTGTCTACAGGATTATCAATTTACAAAATGGTAGAGAGTACATCGGAAGAAAATATTTCTGGAAGTTTAGAACTCCGAAAGGAAAGAAACGAAAAGTAAAATCTGAATCTGATTGGAAAAAGTATTATGGGTCTTGTCCAGAACTTAAAGAAGAAATTCAACAAGTGGGTAGACATAACTTTAGCAGAGTTATGCTCAGCTTACATAAAACAGCTGGCAAAACAAACTACGAAGAAACAAAGCAACTCTTTGTCAACGGAGTGCTTACAGAACAACTTGACGATGGGACACCAAAGTACTACAATAGTAACATCCTCTCAAGATACTTCAGAAAAGATTATTATGGATTGGGACAAGACTGATGAATCTGTCGTTTATGCTAGAGAATGGTCAATTGATATGATCGATTCTGATATTCCTATGGAGAATGCAAAAGCAATATATCAAGAGTTTCAAGAATGGATTGATGTGGATGAGAATGCTAAGTCTTTGGAGGTGCTTGCTTTAGAACCAATTGAACCAATAGATGACCAAAGTTAGTGTTGTTGGTGGTGGCAATGCTGGATGTATTACTGCTTTATATCTTTCTTGGCATAGTAAAGATACTGAAGTAGAACTAATATACAATCCAGATATCCCTTGCGAAAGAGTAGGTCAGGCAAGTGTTATTGATCAACCTAAACTTTTATGGGGAGCTACTGGATTTAATTGGTATAATAATCCTATTCATGCCACAATGAAGAGTGGTATATTATATGAAGGATTTGGTAAATGTAATGAAGAAGTGATTCATGCATTTCCTGCTGAAAGTATGGCAATGCATTATTGTCCTTGGGAAATGCAGAAGCACGTTTTAAACTCTGGTCATTTTAAAGTTATTGAAGATGACATACCAGATCCCAAGGATGTAGATGCAGATTATGTGTTTGATTGTAGAGGAAAACCAGAAGATTATTCTGAGTATGAAGAATTAATTAACCCCACTAATGCTGCTATACTTGCTAAACCAAATTGGGATACAACTAAAGCATTATGGAGTCGTCATGTTGCCACACCTGATGGTTGGACATTTGTAATACCTACACATGAAGATTCACCATCACATGATTACTGTGTTGGATATTGTTATAATAGTAATATAACTCAACAAGAGGAAGCAGAGTATAATTTGTTAGAAATGTTTGATGTAGAGGTTACAAAGCATTTAAAATATAAAAATTATCTTGCAAAAAATCCCATAGTAGATGATAGAATATTACTGAATGGCAATAGGTTATTCTTTTTAGAACCTTTAGAATCATCTTCTATACAAGCATATTTGGAGTGCGTAAGATTCTTTACACACTATATAATTACACAAAAAGCACCACTTGAAAGAGCTGGTTATTCTGCTAAAAGATATATTAAACAATTACAGAATTTTGTACTTTGGCATTATCAATTTGGATCAAAATATGATACTCCTTTTTGGGATTATGCAAAAAAATTATCTTTTAAAGATGATGATTTTGATGCATTGGTAGATTATGTTAAAAATCATGATAGGGATACTATTATACCTCAATCACATGGAGGAGGTACTCATAATGATTGTCAGTATGGTCAATGGCCTGCATTTTCATTTAAGATATGGTATGATGGTATGACTGTTGCACAAAATAGAAACGGATGAAGAACAATGTTTATTGTAAGATGTCAACAATGTAATAAGGAAATTAAAAGTCACCCCTCAAAGTCACAATCATGTGGTTGTGCTAACATGATGGTAGTAAAAGGTGACAGTGTAACCGCTGTTGACTTAAATAGAGTTATAATGGTAAGATCTAATGAGGAGAAAGAATCTAATGGTTTAACTTCACAGGATCTTGCTTGGCAAGAACAAAGACGGAAAAGAAAAGTCCGTAAATTAAATTTTGAAGTAAGATGACCCCAAACATACACGACATACCTGGAATAGGTCAGTTCTACACTAAAAAAGAAGTAGATAAACTAATTCAAGCTGCCGTAGATGAAGCAAGAGCAATAGATGAAGAGTCTATGCGTAAACATAATCGAGATGCTACTATTATTAGTATGATTCTTGGTTTTACTTGCCTTGCATTGTTTGTTGACGGATTACTTCGTATTCTTGGCATCATTCCACCATTTGCAGGATTGGATGTAAACGTAATTGATGATATAGTAGATAAGGTTGAGAGTGATGTAATGCCAATGGTACAGGATACAGTCAAAAAGATACCTAGAATAAGATGATAGACACCTCATCCGATTCCATTAGAATATTTGTTATAATGGTATTGGGTGTGATATGGTTTGCACTTGTATTTGACACCCTTAAAAATGGAGATGAATAGTAATGGCAATTTACAATGAATGTAAGATCGTGCTCAACCTTAACCAACTTGTTAAGGCACGACCTTGTGGAGTGGATCTAGATGATGAACATGTAGATAATATTGCAAATGATTTAAGAAAGAGATTAACTTTTGATTCTGTTTTTAGTCAGGTGGATCAGGTTATCTGGGACTACGCTGAAGATTGTGGTATAGATTTATCAGAATCAGAGGAGTGTAG